GACATTGTAATTCCACCTAAGAATGAAGAATATTAAAATTATTGATAATTTTCTCCCAAAAGATTTATTTTTAGATATATCAGATTTTTTCTTTTCTAGCAAATTTGTATGGTATTGGAATGAATTTAAAACTGAAAAAGGAATGAAATATGGTAGTGAACTTAATGAGTTAGATGATTTTCAATATATTCACCCACTTTATAATTTTAATAAACCAGTTAGTAATGTGAATATACAAGCTTTTATTGATGCTTTGAATATGAAGCATATTGTAAAGGCAAAGGCAAATTCTACAATTAGAATGAATTCTATTTTTAAATATGGATTTCATACTGATGTTAAATTACCTGGTTGTAAAACATCTATTTTTTATATGAATACTAATAATGGATTTACTGAGTTTGAAAATGGTGATATAATAGAAAGTATTGCAAATAGGATGATTACTTTTGATTCTTCACTCAAACATACTGGAACTAGTTGTACTAATAAAAAAAGAAGAATTGTTCTGAATTTTAATTATTTTAATCATGATAACTTTCCAAAAAATTAGGTGGAAAAATTTTCTTTCTACGGGCAATCAATTTACTGAGATTGATTTTCAAGAAAGTAATACCAATTTGATTATCGGAACAAATGGTGCAGGTAAATCCACAATGCTGGATGCACTAACTTTTGTTCTGTTTAATAAACCTTTTCGTAAGATCAACAAACCTCAACTAGTCAATTCTCAAAATGAGAGAGATTGTTTGGTAGAGATTGAGTTTGAAATTAATACTCGCCAGTATATTGTTAGACGGGGTATAAAACCTAATGTGTTTGACATCGTTGTAAATGGAGTTGAGTTGCATCGTGAAGCAGATGACCGTGCAATGCAACGTGTTCTAGAAGATAATATTCTTAAAGTAAACTATAAGTCATTTACTCAGATTGTTATTCTGGGTAGCAGCACTTTTGTACCTTTCATGCAGTTAACATGTGCAAATCGCCGTGAAGTCATTGAAGACTTGCTGGATATCCGTATCTTTTCTCTGATGAATAACATTCTCAAGGATAAGTTGAGAACTCAGAAAGATCAGGTTAAATCTATGGATCTGAAGAAAGAAACTCTCAAAGATAAAATGAAGATGCAACAAAACTTCATTGATGAGTTAGAAAATCGCGGTAAACAGAATATTGAAGGAAATAATACTAAGATTACAAAACTTATGAACGAGGTTGATAAGTATATTAAAGAAAATACTAAACTTCAAGAAAATTTAGAAAACACTACAAAGAAGCAAGAAGATGTTGCAGGTGCTAGACAAAAGTTATCAAAACTAAACACACTTCGTGGTAAATTGTCTGCAAAAGTATCTGCAGTTACTAAAGAACATAAATTCTTTGTTGAAAATACGGTATGCCCTACTTGTACCCAGGATATAGAAGAGTCGTTCCGGTTAAATAAAATTGATGACGTTCAAAATACGGCAAAAGAACTAAAGGAAGGTTTCGATGAGTTGGAATCAACCATTAAGTTTGAACAAGAAAGAGAACGTCAATTTAATTCACTTTCGCAGGAGATTACGAATCTAACGCATGGCATTTCTCAAAATAATACTCGGGTTAGTGGAAATCAACGACAAATCCGAGATCTTGAATATGAAATTCAAACAATTACCGAGAACCTTGCAAACCGAAATTCTGAACATGAAAAGTTAGACGAATTTAAATCCAATCTCCAACAGACAATTGAATACTTATCAGATAAAAAACAAGAAATTGTTCATCACGATTTTGCCTATTCCTTACTTAAGGATGATGGTGTAAAAACGAAGATTATTAAAAAGTATCTTCCGTTCATTAACCAGCAGGTTAATCGCTATCTTCAGATGATGGATTTTTATATCAACTTCCATCTTGACGAAGAATTCAAAGAAACTGTGAAGTCCCCTATACACGAAGATTTTTCGTATAGTTCCTTTAGCGAAGGTGAAAAGATGAGAATCGACCTTGCCCTTCTCTTCACTTGGCGTGAAGTAGCGCGTGTCAAAAACTCTGTAAATACCAACCTGCTGATTATGGATGAAGTCTTTGACTCTTCTCTTGATGGGTTTGGAACTGATGAGTTCCTTAAGATTATTCGTTATGTAATTAAAGATGCAAACATTTTTGTGATCTCTCATAAGACGGACTTGCAGGATAAGTTTGAGAGTACAATCAAGTTTGACAAGATTAAAGGATTCTCTAAGAAAGTATGTGATTAATATAAATACCTAAAAAGTATTTGTAGAGATGGAGAACTTTTACGAAGAACTATATCAATATCTTATTGAGAGGGGTATTGATGAAGATGAAGCGACCGAAGTCGTTAACTATCTCTACGAAGATAATATTCATGAGTATGGGTTGATTACCGAAAATAAAGGTAAAGCATTCCTGAATATACTCAGAACAGTTGGATATATGTCGGGTGTTCTTAAAAAACCTGGTGCTAAAAAGGCAGTAAAGCAAGTTGTAAAGCAAGTTCAGGGAACTCCTCTTCAAGGAAATCTTCTAACCAAATCAGGTAAGGCACAAAACTTTACTGGCGGAAGAACCCCATTTACTGGCACCAGTCCAGTTCCTGCTGCAAGTTCCAAACTTCCACAACCAAAAGCAAATCCAGTTCAAACTCCAGGACAGATGAGAATTCCTGGTATGTCTGATAAAGCACAGGATTTGAGAAACATTACACGAAATCCTAATCTTGGACTTCCTGGTAATACTAAAGGTTTTGCCGTGTCTGGTGGTAGGGCATCTCAAAGAAGTATGCCAACTCTCAAGGCACAACCACAAAGAGTTGCACCATCTCTTCCTAAACCAGCAAAAGCAGATAGTGTGGTTGGTGCTGTAAAGAAAGTTAAAAAAGCAATGACTGCTCTTGGAACTGCGGGTGTAGTTACTGGTGGTGTTGGTCTAACTGGTGCAGTGGTTGATAAGGCTAACAAGGATAGTGCTGCACGACGTTTAGAAAGAGATCAGCAAAGATCTGAAAAACTTGCTCAGCAAAGATCTGAAAAACTTGCTCAGCAGAAAGCAGAAACACAAGCAGCATCTCAACCAAAACCAGAACCAACTGGTGAGCGTTCTGCTCAAGTGAATAAGGAGAAGCAAGAAATTGCAAAGGCAGATGCTGAGAACAGAAGAAATTCTGCCGCTGATTTTGATAAAACTTTTGCCGCTGCTAGAAAGGCAGGTAAGAAAGAGTTTACCTGGCGTGGTAGAAGATACAATACCAAACTTAAGGGTGAGTGATCCACTTTTCAAACTGGCACAGGGGAGGGTCGTGAGACCCTCTTTTTTTTGTATAATAGGTTCATACGCAACCAAGCAATGACCGTTTCCCACGAAATCAAGTCTCAACTTGCCAAACTACTTGCTACTGAAGACCTGGTGGTTGAGCATAAGAAAGTGGAGACTGCTTGTTTCAACGTTCATACTCGTGTGTTGACTCTGCCGATGTGGGATCGTGCAAGTGGTGAGGTGTATGATATGTTGGTTGGTCATGAAGTTGGTCATGCTCTCTACACTCCTGACCGCAACTGGTTGAAAGAAATCAAGATTCCACCACAGTTCGTCAATGTAGTAGAAGATGCTCGCATTGAGAAACTGATGAAGCGTCGATATGCTGGTATCTCTAAGACTTTTTATCGTGGATATAAAGAACTGTCTGATGCCGATTTCTTTGATATTGCTGATGATGATGTCAGCACTATGAATCTTGCCGATAAAGCAAACCTGTATTTCAAGATTGGTAACTTTGTGGAAGTTCCTTTTGAAGACAATGAAAAAGAACTTTGCCAGAAGATTGCTGATACTGAGACTTTTGACGATGTTCTGCAAGTTTCTAAAGAACTTTATGATTTCTGTAAGTGTCAGGAAGAAATGAAAACCAAGGTTGATGACTTGCAAATGCAAGGGGGTCAAGAAGGTAGCAATGATATCTCAGAAGTTCCTCAACAAGAAAGTGAAGGAATGGAAGAAGGTGAATATAATGATTCTATTGAACAGGAAACAGATTCGTGGGAATCTGAAGAACCTGGAGAGAGTGACTCATATGGCGGAACCAACAATGATGAACTAGAAGTTTCCACGATGAATAATTTGGAAGAAGCAATCAAACAACTTGCTTCAATGGATGGCATGGAGAACGTTTATGTTGAACTTCCCAAACTTGAAATCAATAAGTTTGTTGTTGATAACTCTGAAATTCATGGACGATTTGCTGAATGGGATGAGTGGATGGATAGACAAGGACTTGTTAAGGATGAAGTCTTTTATCATATTGATAATGAATTTGTAAAGTTCAAACGTTCTGCTCAGAAAGAAGTCAACTATCTTGTGAAAGAGTTTGAGTGCAAAAAAGCAGCAGACTCTTACGCTCGTGCCACTACTGCTCGTACTGGTGTGCTAGATTGTTCTAAACTTCATACCTACAAGTACAATGAAGATCTTTTCAAGAAAGTCACTACTCTTGCTGATGGCAAAAATCATGGTCTGATTTTTGTTCTGGACTGGTCTGGTTCAATGGGTACTGTTCTTCAGGACACTTTGAAGCAACTGTTCAATCTTATGTGGTTCTGTAAGAAAGTGAACATTCCTTTTGAGGTTTATGCTTTTACAAATGAGTATCCTAAGATTGTCACTAATGAAGATGGTAATCCAGAAGTAAAAGGTTATGCTTACAAGAAGCGTGAAGGTCTTATTGCTGTGAATGAGTGGTTCTCTATGATGAACATCTTCACCAGTAAAACCAAGATGAAAGATCTTGAGCAGCAGATGAAAAACTTCTTCCGTCTTGCTTGGACTTTTAATCACTGGTCAAATATTCCCATTCCTACTGGTTTGAGTCTTTCTGGAACTCCTCTCAATGAAGCGTTTATTTCTCTGCACCAACTGATTCCTCATTTTAAGAAAGAGAACAAAGTTCAGAAAGTTCAGTGTGTTGTTCTGAGTGATGGTGAAGCGGGTGGTATGAAGTATCACAAAGAAGTTCAGCGTCGTTGGGAAGTAGAACCTTTTCTTGGTATCGGAACTCTTGGTGGCAATTCTTTTCTGAGAAATCGTAAAACTGGTAATACTTATTCTTTTGATTGTGATTGGTGGGAAATGACTGAAATCTTTATCAAAGATATTCGTGACACTTTCCCTGAAGTTAATTTCATTGGTATTCGTCTTCTTGAATCTCGTGATGCCAATAGTTTCATCCGACGCTCTTGTGATTGGAACTCTGTTAAGATAGAAAAAACTATTAAGATTTGGAAAAAGGAGCGTGCATTTTCACTTTATGATTCTGGATATCACACTTACTTTGCTCTCTCCGCAAATTCACTTGCAAATGATTCTGAGTTTGATGTTGATTATGGAGCAACCAAAGCAAAAATCAAGTCTGCATTTGCAAAGAGTTTGAAAAACAAGAAGATGAACAAGAAAGTTTTGGGAGAGTTTATTGAACTTATCGCTTGAATAAATAAGAATATAGAAAAAGTGTCTAGCGATGAAACCTTCCCCTAAGCAATTAAAAGAGACAAAAGAAATTTATGAAAAGGTTGTAACACACCTCATTGAGGAAGGTTACGCAACCGATTCTGATTCCGCAGATTCCATCATTCAAGGAATGAGCGAACAGTGGTTTGAGCTCATTACGGAGAATTGACAATGGATAGGATTAGTTCGAAAGAAGTATTATCAATGATGGATGCAGTTGCTCAGGTTTATAGTGAGCAGGCAACTCCTGACTACGCATCAATGAGTGATGAGGAGTTTGCTGCACTTGTCAAAAAATCTGGAAATCCAGAAGGTCTTATAGCAAAAAGAATGCAGCAAAGAGAAGTTGCTTCTAGAGAAAATTCTAGATCAAACTATACTGCTGCTGATGCTAAAAGAGATCAAGAAGCGGCAAAAATAAAAGCAGAAAATGAGAGAAGGGCATCTAGAGGAGAAGATCCTCTTCCTACTTCTCAACCAGCTCAGGTATCTCAACCAACTGCCAAACCTCCTACTGATCAACAGAAAGTTAGAGCAGAGTATGACCGTTTGAGATATTCCAAGGATCCAAAGGAACGTGCTCAGGCTGCAGGTTATGGTAAGGCAATGGCATCAGCAGGTGCTGCCAAAAAGGACTTCTCTGGATATAAATCTGCTGCAGATTTGGCCAAGTCTAATTCTAATAATTCTCGGACTATTCCAGGAGTCATGAGTAACAAATCTGCCTCTGGTAGTGGTCCTGGTGGATATCAAACTCCCGTAAGTGCCAGACCAAAAACAACTGCTGGTGCTGCTGCTCGTGTTGGTGCCACTCCTGTAACATCTGCTGCTAAACCTGTTGCTACCGCTCCTGTAACAGCTCCTGCTACTCCTGCTGCTAAACCTAAACTTTCAATCGCTGATAGATTGCAGCAAATTCGTGATATGAGAGCAAGATCACAGGCTCGTATTACTGCACAGGGTGGTACACCCGCAACGCCTACTGTAAAGGATTCTGCTCCAAGCACTACTGGTGCAACTACAACACCTACAGTAAAACCTGCTGCAAAGGTAGAGAAAAAACAACCACTTAAAAACGGAGACCCAATGGAACGTATGACAGGAAAGGGAGCAGCATCCCTCTTGGAAACTTATTCTAAAGTTTACGAAGAAAGAGAACCTCAAGCAATTGATGAGGGCATCATGGGTGCTCTTGCAAAGGTTGGTGAGGTAGTAGCAGAAGAAAAAACTGCTGCTGATCCTGGTATGAAGGCAAGAATGGGTAAGGAAGCACCTAAAAAAGGTGGTTATCAACTTCCTAAGAGAACTCCTGAAAACGCAAAGAACGTTGAGTATTATAAGGATGATGCAGACCTCTTTGATATCATCAAGGGTCACTTCATTGAGGAGGGTCTCACCGAAGAGGAAGCACTTGTTAAGATGTTTGAACTTACTGAAGATGAGAAAATTGAAATTCTAAATAAAACCACTACGGAAGAAAACTCATGAGCAAATTCGGAGATTTGATGAGGGGTAATGCTCCTGCAGCACCTACTCCTCCAGCACCAGTATCTGCACCAACTCCAGAAGCAGAAGATGTTGCACCCCCTGCACCAGTGATTAAAAAGGCACCTGTTCTGGAAAATATGAACAAGAAAGAACTTGAAAAGTATGGTAGAACTATTGGTATTGAACTCGATAGACGCCATAGCAAGGATTCTCTGATCAAAGAACTTAAAGATGTAGAGAATGAGTGAACCAGTTTATAAACTGGCACACGGGGGGTCTTTGGACCCCCTTTTTTATTGTATAATTACTTCAGTTAAAACAAACAACCCAATGGGACTGTCCAAGCAAAACATCATTACCTCTCTCCAAGAGACTTATGGTGAATCTGTCACTAGTGCAGATATCCGTGCTTGGTGTGCAATGAACGATTGTAACTACCAAACCATCTCTAACAAGATTGCTGATTGCAAAGTTGGTCGTGGTAAGTGGAATCTGACTGTACAAGAGAAACTAGAACAAACTTATCAGGCACCTCCTGCATTGCCTGCAACCGAGCAAAACCTTATCCCTACGAAAGATGATTCCTTCGTCAAGTTTGGCAATTTTGGTGACATTAAAACAATTATTGAGACC